AAGCGTGGTGGTCATGAGCACGTTGCTATCCCGAATCATCTTGAGCGACAGTTCGCCGTAACGGAACCAAATCAGGTGTGGTGCGGTGATGTGACCTATATCTGGACGGGTAAGCGCTGGGCGTACCTCGCCGTTGTTCTCGACCTGTTCGCAAGAAAACCAGTGGGCTGGGCCATGTCGTTCTCGCCGGACAGCAGGCTCACCATGAAAGCACTGGAAATGGCATGGGAAACCCGTGGTAAGCCCGTCGGGGTTATGTTCCACAGCGATCAAGGCAGCCATTATACGAGCAGGCAGTTCCGGCAGTTACTGTGGCGATACCGGATCAGGCAGAGTATGAGTCGGCGTGGAAACTGCTGGGATAACAGCCCAATGGAGCGCTTCTTCAGGAGTCTGAAGAACGAATGGGTGCCGGCGACGGGCTATGTAAGCTTCAGCGATGCAGCTCACGCAATAACGGACTATATCGTTGGATATTACAGCGCACTAAGACCGCACGAATATAATGGTGGGTTACCGCCAAACGAATCAGAAAACCGATACTGGAAAAACTCTAACGCGGTGGCCAGTTTTTGTTGACCACTTCAATCCTGCATTCGCGCACCCATCGACGAACTGTTTCAAGGCTTCTTGGGCGTCGCTGGCGAGCGTTCCACTCCTGAAGTGTCAAGTACATCGCAAAGTCTCCGCAATTACACGCAAGAAAAAACCGCCATCAGGCGGCTTGGTGTTCTTTCAGTTCTTCAATTCGAATATTGGTTACGTCTGCATGTGCTATCTGCGCCCACAGCATCCAGTGGTCATAGCAGTCGCTGATGTTCTCGGCTTCGATAACTCTGTTGAATGGTTCTCCATTCCATTCACCTGTGACTCGGAAGTGCATTTATCATCTCCATAAAACAAAACCCGCCGTAGCGAGTTCAGATAAAAGAAATCCTCGTCAGTGCGAGGATGCTGTTCATTGCTGCTATACACTTTTTTGCTCTCAACGTAAGCGGTAGCCCATTCTGTTGGGTTGGTGCAGTTGCTTTTAGGAAATGCTATTTACCCCTTAAATGTCGGCTGAAAGAGCTAAAATCCATGCAAAAAATTTACGCAATTTTGTGTATTATTGTGCAGTAAGTAATGAGCTATTTTCTGCGCAAAAAATGGATGGTAAATTTGTCCGGGTCAGGAAAAATTTTATGGGCGCTAAACATGAAAAAAGATTCGTATCCTTATTTGATTTGCATGACAGTTTCAGGGCTGATCTTTATTTTCCTTTTCTTCTGGTGGCGGGCAGATATCTACAGGGTCACGTTTCTTAATCAGAGTATATCCCACTATTACATTCTGTTTAGCATGGGAATAGCTTTTCTGTTATCTCTGTTTTGGGTTAAGAAGGGGATAGTAAAACAAAGCGGCTGGAAGAGTCTGTCAGCATACCTTAAGGTTTATGCAGGGATGTGCATATTTGCTGGATTTTTTCTGATTATACCCCTTACGACACTAACTTATTTTTTGCCTGGAGAGACATCGTCTTATGTTGCACCGTATCGGTATACTTCCGGTAGTTCAAAAAGTTGTTCTGGAGCTGAGGTGGATGACCCCGATCTACATGAGAATATTCGCATTTGCTATCCGTATGGCAATTATGAGTACGATAATATTATCTATGTTGAAAAGAAAATTAATATATTAGGTGCGGTAGTGACATATGCACAGACCGCGCGTGATGATACTGAATGATATAGTATATAGCGGGCAAGTTTTAGTTAATTTATCGAGGTAATATAATTTACCTCGACTCGTTTGTTCTGGTATTAATATTTCGCTTTACGACCGATTTTTATCTGATGATATCATGCGGTTTTCATATACTGACTTACTGTCTTTTCTCCGTTAGCGATTTTCTCCTGCTCAGCGATGATTTTATCTTTGGCTTCTAGTTAATTTCGCTCACTTCGAACCTCTCTGTTTACTGATAAGCTCCAGATCTTGCTGGCAACTGGCACAAGTCCGACAACCCTGAACGGCCAGTCGTCTTCGTTCATCTATCGGATCGCCACACTCACAACAATGAGTGGCAGATATAGCCTGGTGGTTCAGGCGGCGCATTTTTATTGCTGTGTTGCGCTGTAATTCTTCAATTTCTGATGCTGAATCAATTATGTCTGCCATCTTTCATTAATCCCTGAATTGTTGGTTAATACGCTTGAGGGTGAATGCGAATAATAAAAAAGGAGCCTGTAGCTCCCTGATGATTTTGCTTTTCATGTTCACCGTTCCTTAAAGACGCCGTTTAACATACCGATTGCCAGACTTAAGTGAGTCGGTGTGAATCCCATCAGCGTTACCGTTTCGCGGTGCTTCTTTAGTACGCTACGGCAAATGTCATTGACGTTTTTATCCGGAAACTGCTGTCTGGCTTTTTTGATTTCATAATTAGCCTGACGGGCAATGCTGCGAAGGGCGTTATTATGTTCTATTGTCATATTGGCCTCACACTTCGAATGCCAGTTGAGGGGTAAAGACGTCCCGTTCAGCGTTGTAATTAAGTGAACTGGCACTGTTGAATGATTCAATGCGTTCCACAAGAACTTGCGTACGGGTTTCTTTACTTGCGGGAGCATATGGCGAACCTACCCAGGATTTGTCGATGCCTATATTTCTTGCGACGTTCGTGCTGTCTGCAGACGAAAGCGGTACATGAGTAAAAATGTCTTTATTTAACATCCGTAACCCATGAATCTTGGTGATTGGGTAGCCGTACTGATCTACAACATGACGTATAAGATCGCGTAGTTTAGCCCGACACGCTCTCGGTCGTTTTGCATCGTATTCCCCCATCGAGCCGATGCAGACGCGGGGAAACTCATGGCACAGACGAATAAATCGCTCATCTGGTTCGTTCATGTGCCACACCGGAGCACCAATAAATTTACCGTGAGGCCATGCCGCAATCAGGGCGTCATTCTCTTCACTGGTTCCGCCGATAACATCCGGGATAACCGCGAATGAGAAACGAGGGTGATTGCCCCAGCGTTCAACAAATCTGTAATATTCATTCCAGTCTACGGCCTTGTTTTTTGTCCAGAATGTGAATGCACCATTATCAAGAGCAAATGATTGGGTGACTTCGGAAGCCAGATCAATCTGAGCTGGATTAGCAAAACTGATGAATGCGTGTCTGCCTTTCCAGGCTTTCAACGCACAGGTATCGGGAGTTATTGGACCACCGTGAAAATGAATCATACACTCTCCCGTTTATTATTTATCTCCTCAGCCAGCCGCTGGGCTTTCAGCGGATTTCGGATAACAGAAAGGCCGGGAAATACCCAGCCTCGCTTTGTAACGGAGTAGACGAAAGTGATCGCGCCTACCCGGATATTATCGTGAGGATGCGTCATCGCCATTGCTCCCCAAATACAAAACCAATTTCAGCCAGTGCCTCGTCCATTTTTTCGATGAACTCCGGCACCATCTCGTCAAAACTCGCTATGTACTTTTCATCCCGCTCAACCACGACATAATGCAGGCCTTCACGCTTCATACGCGGGTCATAGTTGGCAAAGTGCCAGGCATCTTTTCGCGTCACCCACATGCTGTACTGCACCTGGGCCATGTAAGCCGACTTTATGGCCTCGAAACCACCGAGCCGGAACTTCATGAAATCCCGGGAGGTAAACGGGCATTTCAGCTCAAGACCATTGCCGTCACTGCATAAACCATCGGGAGAGCAGGCGGTGCGCATACTTTCGTCGCGATAGATGATCGGGGATTCAGTAACATTCACGCCGGAAGTGAATTCAAACAGGGTTCTGGCGTCGTTCTCGTACTGTTTTCCCCAGGCCAGCGCCTTAGCATTAACTTCCGGAGCCACACCGGTGCAAACCTCAGCCAGCAGGGTGTGGAAGTAGGACATTTTCATGTCAGGCCACTTCTTTCCTGATCGGGGCTTTGCTATCACGTTGTGAACTTCTGAAGCGGTGATGACGCCGAGCCGTAATTTGTGCCATGCATCATCCCCCTGTTCGACAGCTCTCACGTCGATCCCGGTACGCTGCAGGATAATGTCCGGTGTCATGCTGCCACCTTCTGCTCAGTGGCTTTCTGTTTCAGGAATCCAAGAGCTTTCACTGCTTCGGCCTGTGTCAGTTCTGACGATGCGCGAATGTCGCGGCGAAATATCTGGGAACAGAGCGGCAATAAGTCGTCATCCCATGTTTTATCCAGGGCGATCAGCAGAGTGTTAATCTCCTGCATGGTTTCATCGTTAACCGGAGTGATGTCGCGTTCTGGCTGACGTTCTGCAGTGTATGCAGTATTTTCGACAATGCGCTCGGCTTCATCCTTGTCATAGATACCAGCAAATCCGAAGGCCAGACGGGCACACTGAATCATGGCTTTATGCCGTAACATCCGTTTGGGATGCGACTGCCACGGCCCCGTGATTTCTCTGCCTTCGCGGGTTTTGAATGGTTCGCGGCGGCATTCATCCATCCATTCGGTAACGCAGATCGGATGATTACGGTCCTTGCGGTAAATCCGGCATGTACAGGATTCATTGTCCTGCTCAAAGTCCATGCCATCAAACTGCTGGTTTTCATTGATGATGCGGGACCAGCCATCAACGCCCACCACCGGAACAATGCCGTTCTGCTTATCAGGGAAGGCGTAAATTTCTTTCGTCCACGGATTAAGGCCGTACTGGTTGGCGACGATCAACAATGCGATGAACTGCGCATCGCTGGCATCACCTTTAAATGCCGTCTGGCGAAGAGTGGTGATCAGTTCCTGTGGGTCGACAGAATCCATGCCGACACGTTCAGCCAGCTTCCCTGCCAGCGTTGCGAGTGCTGTACTCATCCGTTTTATACCTCTGAATCAATATCAAACTGGTGGTGAGCAATGGTTTCAACCATGTACCGGATGTGTTCTGCCATGCGCTCCTGAAACTCAACATCGTCATCAAACGCACGGGTAATGGCTTTTTTGCTGGCCCCGTGGCGTTGCAAATGATCGATGCATAGCGATTCAAACAGGTGCTGGGGCAGGCCTTTTTCCATGTCGTCTGCCAGTTCTGCCTCTTTCTCTTCACGGGCGATCTGCTGGTAGTGACGTGCCCAGCTCTGAGCCTCAAGACGATCCTGAATGTAATAAGCGTTCATGGCTGAACTCCTGAAAATGGCTGTGAAAATATCGCCCGCGAAATGCCAGGCTGATTAGGAAAACAGGAAAGGGGATTAGTGATTGAGGCCGTTACCGCGTCCGTCGAGAAAAACTTCCACGAGCAAATCACGGGTATAAGTGCGCTCGATGCCGCGATGCAGATAAAGCCGTCCGCGTAAATTAGCTGATGCAGTCCAGGTACCATCTTTGTGTTTGACCAGCATTCCTGGCATGACCGCACCGCGATTAACGGTCTGCGTTCCGTAATGTTGATGAACCATAAAAACTCCTGCCCGTAAGCTGGGCTGCTGAACATATAGAGACTTCTGCGCGTATTCAGGCGGTGGATGGCCGCCGGTTGTCATAACTAAGCCGCCTCGTTGAAGCGACTGAGGTATAAAGTGTTGTGTTGATTTCAGCTGGTCACACCGACGTTCACGCGTCCGTTTCACCCCTCGCACTCCCCGAAGCCTGCTGAAATTCAAACTGCGGATCTAAGCGGTCATCGCAACGGTGAAACAGGTGGTTACCGTATCGTTGTGTCGTTGCGATGAATTTATTTAAAACTATAGTTGTTTTATCGTCAACAACAAAAGTTGTTTTGTCGGTTGTTCTAAATATAACTGGTTGTATTTAGGATGGATTTATTTTGTGACTTGCATCGCATAGCGATAACTGAAGTGAGGTGTGGTGGTTTTTTGGACGGTATGAGTTATGAGGGGGAGGAAAAGAAAACCCGGCGCGGTTGCCGGGTATGATTATCAGTCAGCCCAACCTGATTTCGAGTTTATTTGGGTTTCTGACATTGTGTATTTCTTAATCGTGTCATCGTTAAAAAGAATAGTAAGTTCTTTTTTCGTACCGTTCGTTCCATTATGGAATAATCCATAGAATGGAATA